TAAGACCAGTCCGGTTAATTTGGTATATCCGTCTGAGTCTATTGACGATGGTGTTGGGCTATGGACAACAACAGCAAATTCTGGAACAATTTCCGTTACCCCTAATTCCACTGAAAGTCCCTATGGAACAACCACTGCAACCAGAGTAGTAGCTACTAGGTCTGGTACTGGATATAGCATACTTCAAGCAAGACCGAATATCCCTAGCACTCCAAGCGTTGGTTCAATATGGATTAAATCCAACACAGGTTCTAATCAAACAATTTATTTTAGGCTTGATAAAGGGGGTGCTGAACATTACAACCTAACTGTTACGCCAGAATGGCAGCGATATCAAATGGTTGAAGACGAAGCTGCTGGTCACGCATATTTTAGTGTAGGTTTAAGGGGTGGCAGTGACACCAGTTGTGATATTTCTATCTGGGGCGCACAAGTACAAGAAGGCGCTCTAACTGACTACATACCTACCCAAGGCACTGCATCAGGAGCACCACGCTTTGATCATGACCCCGTGACTGGTGAAAGTCTGGGGTTGTTGATTGAAGAGGAACGGACTAACTTGCTGGAGTATAGCGAGCAGTTTGATCAGTGGTCTAAGGGATCAGCTACGGTAGTTACGAGTAACACTATTGCTGCACCTGATGGTGCTTTGACTGCTGACAAAGTTTACTTTCCCTCTTCAGGAACTAGGTACATTGCTGAAAGCGTTACATTAACGCAAGACAAAACCTACACATTTTCTGTATACGCAAAGGCAGTAACACCAGGCACTAATAATGTATTTCTTCCTCGCATAGGTTCACCATCTCCAAAGTCTCCATCTTCTGATTTCGTTGCTACGTCTGAATGGCAACGTTTTGTCTTTACTTTCACTCACACTGACGCCACTGCATCCACAGCTATCTTCCCCTTAAATATAAACGCACCTTATATTATCGACTTATATCTTTGGGGAGCCCAACTAGAAGCAGGCACCTTCCCAACCTCGATAATCGCTACGTCTGGCAGCGCCGTAACCCGTGCTGCTGATGTGGCAAGTATTGAAGGTAATAAGTTTGCTAAGACAAACCTGCTTAAATATAGCGAAAGGTTTGATAATGCGGCTTGGACTAAATCCAATGCGGCAGTAACCCCAAACAATACGGTGGCTCCAGATGGTACACAAAGTGCTGATCTTTTATACTCAACCACTACTGGTGTTGCAAACACATCGCGCAACATTGGTGGCGTCAGTTCTACTCCTTATACGGCAAGCGTCTACCTTAAATCTGCTGGTTTTACATGGGCATTTGTGTATGGGGCACAAGGAAATGTTAAAGCATATTTTAATTTAATTACAGGTGTCATTGGAACTGTAGACGCTGGGGCAACTGCTGCTATTTCTTCGGCAGGCAACGGGTGGTATAAATGTTCAGTTACTCAAACTGTGACTTATAGGTTTTTCGCTGTAGGACTTGCTGACGCAGACGGCAGTAATACATCAACATCTTCAGGCACCTCTGGCATCTACATCTGGGGAGCCCAACTGGAAGAATCTGAGATAACCGAATACACCCCAAGTGTTGATACATTCGACAGTCGTGCAAGTACTGCAACTTATGTTGATGATGCAACCGGGTTGATTACTACTGCTGCTGTCGATGCTGCCAGGTATGAGAACGGGGAGCTGTTATTGGAAGAGGCGAGGACTAACTTAATAGTTGGTAGTACAAACCTAAACCTTGGTAAACCAGGGGCTTATCCGCCAAGCATTTCAACCGACACCAATCAAGTACTTCCTGATGGTCAAATAGGTGCAATCAAGCTCGTTGTTTTTGGTGTTGGTAATAGTAGAGCACGTCTAAAAGTCTCTGGTTCTTATACTGGAACTTTTGTATCTAGTTTTTATTGGAAGCTTAAAGATGGTGGGACTTGGGCAAGAGCATATAGAAATGTTTCCAACACCGGAAGTTTGTTGTATAATGACATCACATGCGCGAACCTGGGTATTCCTGAAGGATCTGAAGTTTATGTTACTTTTGGACAGATAGAAGCCGGAAGTTTCGCAACCTCCTACATCCCAACCTCCGGCTCAACCGTCACCCGTGCAGCGGATGTATCAACCAGTGCCCTAGGTGTTGATAGTTGGTATAACCAAAGTGAAGGGACAGCGTTTGCTGAGTATGATGGTCTTAGAGAATACGGTAGAGTGCTTGATTTAGGCAATGGTAGACCATTGATAACTAGTAGATCAACAGAAAATCAAGCATACGATGGCGTCACATCTACCACCAGTGAAGCCGACCTTGGGTTAACACTGGGCGATACAAGGAAATCAGTAACTGCATATAGCGGGACCACTACCACTCTTACTATAAGCGGCCTTGTTCCGAGAACAGGTAACTCTGACTTTACATCAACAACCAACACTGTGGCATATCTTGGCGGTCAAGGAGGCAATTCCGACGTCTTAAACGGCCACATCACCCGCCTTGCGTACTTCCCGACTCGTCTACCCGACGATAAACTTAAATCTATCACAACATAAACATGGAAAACGAAGAACTACTAGAATTTGTACCAACACCCGGACCATTTTTTAAATTTGCAGATGAAGCAGAATGGTTAACTGCTGCTCGTGCTGCAGGATTTATGATTGATGTTCCTGTATATGATGAGAATGGAGAATCCACTGATGCTACAGAAGAAAAATTAAACGCCTATACAAAAAATCATGCCATTGATGTTGTAGGAACAATCACCGAAGGTGGTGAATGGGATGAGGAAGGTAATGAACTTGTAGCACCAACAGTATTACCAGGATGGCATGTTAATTATCTTGGTGACCTTCCAGAAGGTTGGGAATCTTATGAAGTTACTCCATCAACTCCATCAAGAGTATTCGCATAAATAATTATGATAACATTTAAAGAATTTTGTACACAATTAGATGAGGCAGCATGGACCAAGAAATCGGGAAAGAACAGCGAAGGTGGATTGAACGAGAAGGGCAGGAAATCCTACGAGAAGGAGAACCCTGGCAGCGACTTGAAGGCACCAACCAAGAAGAAGGGAAACAAGAGAAGAAAATCCTTCTGTGCTCGGATGAGTGGAATGAAGAAAAAACTTACAAGTAAGAAAACTGCAAACGATCCAGATAGCAGGATCAATAAATCATTACGTAAATGGGATTGCTAATTTATGACTTCTGATGAAAAAATGAAAGTGTGCGAAGCATGTGAATTTTATAAAGAATCAACAAAACAATGTAAATTATGTGGTTGTTTTATGCCACTGAAAACATTATTTCCTGGTCAAAAATGTCCAGATTGTCCTCCAAAATGGGAATAAATTATGGCAAAAAAACCAAAAATAGCATCACCTGAACCTGAAGATAATGATAATAATATTATTGATTCCAAATTAAATCAAAATCAGATTTACTTAGGTAATCCCAATTTAAAAAAAGTTGGTGTACCAATTAACTTTACACCTGAACAGATTAAGGAATATCTTAAGTGTAAAGCAGATCCAGTATACTTTGCTATAAATTATTGTAAAATTGTTTCTCTTGATGAAGGTCTTGTACCTTTCAAGTTATATGATTTCCAGGAAGACATGGTACGTCGATTCCATGCAAACAGATTTAATATTGCAAAGTTACCACGACAGACGGGTAAGTCAACCACTGTTGTGGCATATCTTATGCACTATGCAATTTTTAATGATAACGTCAACATTGGTATCCTAGCAAACAAAGCACCTACCGCAAGAGAACTTCTCGGAAGGTTACAACTTGCATACGAGAACTTACCTAAGTGGTTACAGCAGGGTATCATTGCATGGAACAAAGGATCTATGGAGTTAGAAAATGGCAGTAAAATTTTGGCATCTTCTACATCTGCAAGTGCTGTCCGAGGTATGTCATTTAACATCATCTTCCTCGATGAGTTTGCGTTCATTCCAAACCATATTGCAGAGCAGTTCTTTTCCTCTGTTTATCCTACTATTTCTTCTGGTAAAAGCACAAAAGTCATCATCATCTCAACACCAAATGGGATGAACATGTTCTACAAGTTATGGCATGATGCTGAACTTGGTAGAAATGAATATGTAACTACTGAGGTACATTGGTCTCAAGTACCCGGTAGAGATGAAAGGTGGAAAGAACAAACAATTGCTAACACATCATTAAGACAGTTCACTCAAGAGTTTGAGTGTGAGTTCTTAGGATCTGTTGATACACTAATCTCTGCTGCAAAGTTGAGATCAATGTCATATGATGAACCTTTATCAAGTAGTAAAGGATTAAAAATATACGAGAATCCACTTCCAGATCATGAGTATCTGATGACGGTTGACGTATCACGTGGTACTAATAATGATTACTCTGCATTTATTCTATATGATATTACTACTGTACCATACAGAGTTGTAGGTGTTTATAGGAACAACGAAATTAAACCAATGTTGTTCCCAAATATTATTCATCAAGTTGCAGTAAATTATCATCGAGCATTTATTCTAGTTGAAGTTAATGACATTGGAGATCAGGTAGCATCAATTCTACAGTATGATCTTGAAAATGAGAATCTTCTTATGTGTGCAATGAGGGGTCGTGCTGGTCAATTAGTTGGTCAAGGTTTCTCTGGATCTAAAACTCAACTTGGCGTGAAGACAAGTACTACTGTAAAGAAAATTGGTTGCTCGAACCTAAAGCAATTAGTTGAAGCAGACAAATTGCTTGTTAGTGATTATGATATTATCTCAGAACTAACTACCTTCATTCAAAAGAAACAATCGTTTGAAGCAGAAGAAGGATGTAATGATGACCTTGCAATGTGTTTAGTTATTTTTGCATGGTTAGTTGCTCAAGACTATTTCAAAGAAATGACAGATAATGATGTTCGTAA